ACAAGCACACGAGAACATTTATCCAACAGTATTTTGAGGGTAACTCACCTATCAGTAATGGTCTAGTTGGTGAGGAAGCAGAAAGTGTTACTGCTTTCACTGAAGCATCTAACTTCATGCAACAGGCAGTAACTAACCAGTTGTATGATAAAGATCTAACTGTAACTGCTGATCCAGCAACTGGAGATAATCAAGATCCAGCATCTTGTGCCGATGTTCGTGCTGCTATCGCAAGTTTGGCATCTATTGTTACTGATGCTGTTACTAACGGTAACCTTAACACTCTACCAGCAGAAAACACTGGAACACTTCTAGCAGAAGAAATTAAGTGCCGCAGAGACATCGGTCACATTGTTGACGCTGTAGCACAGGATCTCTGGTTTGGTGGTAACGAGTATACTATCGCAGCAACTAAAGAATACTTTAGTAGCGGTGCTCTAATCAGCAACGGTGTTGACAATGAAGTTGGTCCTTCGATCACTGCATTTAGAAGAGCACAGGATCTAATGAACCGTGCTGTCAACAACCAATACTATGATCGTGATCTAACGATCACTTTAGATGCTGTTGGTGATCCTGCAGTATTCTCTGACATCCATTCTAACGCTGCTATCTCCATCACAGACAATAAGAAGTTTATTGCTGCTGAGGCATATGAGCGTATGCTTGCTGCTTATCCAGCATATACTCCTCAGACTGGTAACACCAAGCAAGATTGTCTAGATGATGTTTATGACGTACTAGATCAAATTGCTTATGATGTTAAGTTTGGTGGAAACCATAAGACATATGATGCTGCTAATGTTTATGTAACCAACACTTTCAATGGTGAGGTTGTAGAGACATTTATTGATGCTGAGCGTGATGAAGCTGCCAAGGTATTCCTTGAGGCAAAGAACATTGCTATTCAAGTTATCAACAACGAAACAGTAACTGTTTCTGCCAACAACACAGAGACTCAGATCTTTGACTTTACTCAAACTGATGACTGGGATGATGATTTTGCTCCATTACCTCAGTGTGGATCTGCTGTTGCTGCTACTGACACACTCTTTGGTATTATCATTCAAGCAATCGGTAATGATGGTGGAGTTGGTAACTTAAACGGTATTACAAGAACTGCTCCAACGCAACCATCAACTTATGTTTTAGGTAATTGCGCGGATGTTCTTCAGTCTATCGACACTCTAACCAGCATCGTTGTTGATGCTCTCTATGTTGGAAATCTTGACGAACTGCCAACTCTTAGCACTGGTAACTGGGATTGCGCTAATGTTCGTCTGTCAATTGAGAACCTCTTTGACATCATCACAGATGCCATTTCTAGCGGTTCTCTTGCTGGTTTGCCTGTTCTTAACCGTGGAGATTTTATCGTCAACGCAGAGGCATCCAAGTGCTTTAGAGATGTTGCTTATATTGTTGATGCTATCGCAAATGACCTCAAGTATGGTGGAAACATTAACAGTGTACAGGCGGGCGAAGCATACTTTGTTGGTAACCAACTAGATTATATCGATGGTGAGAAGTCTGAGACAATTGATGCATGGAATTATGTTGGTCAAATGGCAATCGCGGCAATGCGTAACTTTGACTTCCTTGCGTATAATTGTTCCACTTCCAACTCTTCTTCTCTAGTAACAATCTCTGATGCAGCAGGAACTGGAACTAGAGATGTTCCAGCATCTGCAATTGTTGATGTTGGTGACAACAGCGGTATTCTAATTGGCATGAAGGTTGAGGAATATCCAACTAATTCATATACCAATGGACTTCTAAATGCTGGTGCAACTCCAATCACAACTAACATTCCTGAGGGAACTTATGTTAAGAGTCTGATTGGAACAGACCGCATTGAACTTGGTGTCAATGGATCTAAACTTGACACTGGTGTCAATCAAAATGCTCAACAAACTAGCACAACAACCAATCTATACTTCACATATGTAAATGGAGCATGGGCAAATACCACTCCTAACACTGTAGTTGTTGGACCAGAAGCTTCTGATCCAGACGTCATTCAGGACACTACAACTTCACCTTCTCAGCGTGAGTGTGCTTCGACTGCCGCTGCTATCTTGCAGTTGACTGAAAACATCACCACTATCATCAACACTGGTCTAACCAAAGTTGTCAATGGTGTAACAGTACCTACTGTCGATCGTGTAGAACCAACATTCAACACCGCTTTACTTGCTTCCAGAGCAACTGTATTTACTATTGATACAACTGGTTATGGTTCAACCAATGCTCATGACTTTGAGACTGGAACTCCTGTTAGACTTGTTCCTCGTCCTCGTTTTGATCCAGCAACTGGGCAGTATGTTGAGGTTGACAAGCGTGTTGTTAGACTACCTAACGGATTCGATACCAACACAACTTACTATGTAATTGCTCCTGGTAGAGCAACACAACCAGTTGATTATAGCGGAACTCTATACTTCAACGGTAGCGATCAAACTAAGTTGATGCTTGCAACTTCTAAAGAGAATGCTGCAGCTGGTATCTACATCTATGCTTCTGAAACGGAGTCTATCGATCCAGATATTGAGATCGATCTTTATCAGTTTGTACTCGATGACAAGTATGATCTCCACACATACTCTTGTGGACTAGTCAACACTGTTGTTGGTGGTATCGAGACAGATATTGCTAACATCTTTGATAAACCATCTACCTCAACTACTCCTCAGAAGGTATTTTTCAGAGAGATTGAGGGTAGTGATCTTCCTGATCTTGCTACAACTTATGCAGCAGATCCTAGTGTTGCTATTACTAGTGGTGTTAATCAGGGTAAGATCAACCCAAGTGTTGAGTTCTATGCTCGTTATCAAACCAGCAAAGTCTTCACAATTCACAAGACTCTTGCTGATGCTTTAAACGATGTAAATCCAATCACTTTCAATAATGCTAACGGACCATTTAGAGTGTTCGCTAACAAGAAGCGCAGTCCAATGCGCTTTGACCCTGGATTTAATGGTGCTGATACAGACAATGGTAAGTGGTATTTACAGTGTACTGATAGAATCACTGGAGAAAGTGACAACAGCATCATTTATCAGGAAATTTTCTATAGAATTCATGAGTCAGATTATTCTAGCAAACCTACCACAACTGATACATGGTATGAGCGTATTAGTGACACCAGAGGTGCTGATGAGAGAACATACAAACTTCGCTATGTCATTCCTAAGTACATTGAAAATGCAAGAGATCCTATCAATGGATTTGTTATCAAGACGAGAACTGACGATACTCGTAAGTTAGTACCACAGAAACTACTCCTCAAACCTGTTGCTGGTAATGTATATGGTGCTCGTTTTGAGAACCCACAACAACCTGGAGAATTCATTGGATATACTAAGACGCAGTTCTCTGCTGATGACACTCTAAATGATGTTAATGCGTATGATCCATACAGAAGACCTCTAACTGGTGAGAATCAGGATACTGATTATCGTGCAATTGCAAGATTTACTTCTGGTGTTGCTGCCACTATTCAATCTGGTCGTTATGTTGAAGATGTTTTAGATCCAGCAATCAATTATCTGGAAATTACTGTATTTGATCACAGTATTGACACCAAGAATTTCCCTGGTTTGAGAAATGAGATCCTAACAACTGTTAAGATTTCTGCACCTCAGGGTGGTTCATTTGTTGCTAACAAGACTCAAAGTATTTCTAATAATGCTGTTTCTTTTGCTGGCAATTCTTCGGGTACTGCTTACATCCATGCATACTATAGTGTTGGTGGTGACCACTACCTAATTATCAAGGGTATTAGTGGTGCTAAGGGAACCGCTTCTCTAGAGTACAGTGAGTTCCAAGGAACACGATTCACTCAGGGTGCTATCTTTGCTGATATGCTGGAAGACCAGGATATGGGCAAATCGCTACCTCTGAAGACACATATCCGAAAAAATTTCCCAGAATATTATTACAAGCAAAACGGTTCCAATGTTTACACCATCACTCCTGGTGATCGTATTCAAGACGATGCTGGTATTGAATATTATGTCTACAGTGTAGAAGATGCAGGAGTTATTGAAGATACATTCTATATCTTTGATAGTGCAGAACTTCAGAAGAGAATTCCTGGTCAGCAAGATGGTATCTATTATCTGACTTGCTTACGCGGTAATATTTCTCCATATCCACAGGGTGCGGGTGTTTCGACTAACTTCCGCAAGTTTAAGTTCTCTCAACCTGTAGGTAAACTTTATCCTCTAAACTACAGAAACGATCCTCTTTGGTTCCAGAAGTCTGGTACAACCAATGAAGAGAAGAACTACTATTCACAGTTGATTGATCCACCTCAGTCATTCTCTGCTGCTGACAACTACATTCATGGTAGTGTTACTGTCAACGATACTAAGCACTCTGTAACCAGAGAACTTATGTATGACTTGACCACGCAACCAGCGTTTGTTGAGAACACATATACTGGATTTAACGAGATTAAGGCACAATTAGGTAACGCAACTTCTGGTTCTGAAGATCGTCGCATTCCTATTGCTGGTGATAGCGAGGTTCTTTCAGATCAGCGTTATTATGTTGAACTCCGTAGACCATCTATTGCTCGTGCTGGTAACCATACATTCGAATATCTTGGTTTCGGTCCTGGTAACTATTCAACAGGTCTTCCTGCTCGTCAAGAGATTGTTCTTGAGTTTATTGAAGACTTCTATGCACAGGCGAAGAAGCAAGATGCTGGTATTGTATTCTACACTGGTATTAACTCTAATGGTGATCTTTACATCGGTAACAGAAGAATTAACGCTATTACTGGTGAGGAAGACTTCATTGATAGAGCAGTTCTTGCTGATGATGGAGATGAGGATGACGTAATCGGACAACTCGTTACCACCTTCGACACACCTGTAACATTCAACCAGAATATTACTATTGTTGGTGGTCCTGATGGCGAACTAGTTAATAATATTAACTCTCCAATTCTTGTCAATGTTCCAGACAATCAGTTAAGAAACCTTGGAGCACCTTTAGTTGTATATTCTCTAGTTAGTGCCACCGATCCTATCAGTGGAGCTCCACAAGATGTTCTCCTAGACAGAGAAGCATTCTTCCCCAATACTTCTGGTGACATCCGTCTAGGTAAGAATAGAGTTGACGCTGCTATCTTTGGATTCAATCCAAGAGGTGAGGGTCAAAACTATATGATCCAAACTCATGCTCCTGGTGGAATTGCGTCCAATATTTGGCCAAACCAAGATTCACTAATTTCTGCTGGTGGTTCTAGAATTGCATCAGATCAGTATATTACCTATAGCAATGTTCTTCCTTCTACAGGAGACATGGCACTGAAAGGTAGTGCAGTTAATAAGAATGGTTCACTTGGTTGGATCTTTGCTAATATCTACACAACAATTCCAAATAATGTAATTTCTTCTTTGCAGGTAATTGTTGACCAAAGCGTAAATGTTGGTAAGTTTACCTTTATTGATAGCAACAGCAATCCAGTTTCTGTTGGTTCTCTCAATATCAAGTCTGGTTCTGAAATCAGATTGCAGAACATTAACTACAGTGGTGTTCTCAATGGCACATGGCCAGTTCTCAATACCCAAGCATATCCATTTGATCCAGCAGATAATGAGGTATATTTCCAAATTACCCCAAGAACTGGATCGCCAATTGGTGCATTTGATGAAACATGGACAAGCGGCATCATTAATGCTCAAACCAATCCATCTCCAAATGCTATTGTTTCTTTCTCTGTATCTAACTGGAAAGAGTTTGGTGTTCTAGGTGCTGAAGCACTCAGAACTGAAACTGAGACATGGGGAGACTTCAAACTTGGTATCAACACAATTAACAGAGCAACACACGATGCATATAAGGATGCATTCGTTGAGGTTCAGAACACTGATCCTCGTGCTAACCTTGATGTTGTTGGTAACGCATATATTAGTGGTCGTAAGACTACCGATTGGTTGTCACATGATGACTTTGCTGATCGTGAAAAGAACAGAATCTCTGATGCATTTGTTGTTGGTGGCGATAGTTCTGATATTGATGAATATGCAACACTTCGTGTTTCTACTGAAGAGATTGCAATCACCGAATCTGGTAGAGGAAACAATGCTGGTAAGGTTGGAATTAATGTCACTGATGCAGAACTAGATAGAGCACTAGTTGTTAAGGGCAATGCTAGATTTACTGAGGATGTACGCTTTGAGCGTGACATTGAAATCCATGGAGATGGAACTCTAACTGAAGTAAGAACCGATACTACAACTGGTACATTCAATCTAATTACAGATGCTGGATTTGTTGGAACTCTCAATTTTGCAAATAGTGCAAATACTGTTAACCTAGTTAACGGTGCTGAGACGGTAAGATTTGCTGATGTAACTACTAATGCTCAAACTATTGCAATTGGCAATAATTCAAGCACAAATACATTTACAATCGGCAACTCAGTTTCTGGAGATCAGTTCTTCTATGTTGGCAATGCTTCAGACCACTCCAACATTTACATCGGTAACACTCCTGATAGTGCTACTGTTGCTGCTAACGGATCTGTTGCTACTACTGGTAGTGGTATTAGCAAGGTAGTTATTGGTGGTGCTTTTGGTAATACTAACCAAGACCAATCATATGTAAGAGTTTCTTCCCAGAATCTTCGTGTTGATGGTGATATGTGGCTCGGATTCCGCCGCCCTGGTGGTACAGCGGACATGAGATCACAAGCGTCCTTTATTAATTTCTTCTCCAACTCTGGTGGTCCTTCGACTATTAACTTCGGTCTCAATGCTTCTGAAGTTAACATCGCAGGTCAAGGTGGTACAACCACAATCAACAACTCACTACATGTCATCGCTTCGATGAAGGTTGATGGTGATATTTTACTTTGTGGTGGTCTTGCTTCCTTCGCATTTGAAGGTCAGAGAAGAAGAATGGGCACTGATGATAATGCCCACGATGATGGTATTGAACCAGATGGCACATTCACTAAGAACATTGATATTCTCAATGTTCAGGTTCTAGCATCTACCGAAAGTGGATACAACCAAGTTGATACTGCTGGTTCTGGTCTTTGGGGTGGATCTGCTTATCAGCAGGAAATCACAAACATTGGTGGAACACCTACGGTTGAACCACAGGAACTCGATGCTTTAACTGGTGATGAATACTATCTACCAATTAAGAACGAACCTGTTCAAAATGGTGATCCATACTTTACAACTGGCGATTATATATTAATTGATTCTCCAACTTCTGGTCCTTGGAATGCAGAAACTGCTCACCCTGAAATTGTACAGATTGTTGAGGTATCAAGAGCAAATGTTGCTCCATATTACCTCAAGGTTAAGAGACAACCATTTGGTGCTCTAGCATCTGGATCTACTGGACTAACAAAGACAAATCACCCTGATACTACACCAATTTATAAGGTAAATGTACAGTTTGATGCTACTTGGTTGGAGCAACCTGTAGATGCTACAGGTGAAAATGATAACTTCTATCTTGCTGAATTTGGTGGTACGATTACTCCTAATGTTGATTACATCATTGTTGATCGTGACGATACAACTGGAACCATTGGTGAAATTGTCAAGGTTAAAACTTCTTTGAATGAGCAAATTCAGAAGTTCAGAATCAATAATGGTCAAGACTGTGATGATACTGACGGTGACGTATTTGTTGTTAACTCTGTAACAGGCGATACTTACATTGGTGGTGATCTAACAATCAATCAAAGTGTTGGAATTAATGGTGGATGTGATACAACTAACAAGGGAACTATCGTTGGTAATTTGATTCCTGGCGATGACTTATTTGTAGAGTATGTTACAAATCTCACTGCTACTGAAATTGCTTTAATTTCTGTTGGCGACATCTTAAAACCAACTGCTACCTCTGGAAATGTAACTATTCAACCTGGAACTAAGGTTGTTGAGATTGATTCTGATAGAGTAAGAATTTCTCCACGAATTGTTACTGCTTCTCAGATTACAAACTATGAGTTTGCTGTAGTCAAGAATGAAGAATTTGTAATTACTAACGGCGTAGAGCAAAACACTCTATACTTTGATACTTGCTTAGCAAATCTAGAGTTGGGCAATCAGTTTAGAAGACTCGATGTTACTAGAGTATTGCCTAGTGTAGAGTCTGTTACTAGCACAGTATCTAGATATGATGGAAATGAAAGTAACATTAGAATCTACTCTTACTGGGTAGATCCACAAACAATCAACGCTGGTGGACCTACTACCACATTGACTGCTAATGCTACTACAGGAGACATCACTGGTTCTGTTTACCTAACAGTAGCAACTATTGGAACTGGAACAGGTAGGTTCCAAATTGGCGATTTAGTTCTTGTCGGTCCTACAACAACACTTGATGGTAATGGTCTCAATGCTAATGATTTTGAGGTCATGGAAGTTCAGTCAGTTGATAGCGGTACTAACACCCTCAGATGTTTACCTGGACAAGAAGGAACAACTGCTAATTCTCTAAACACATATCTAGCAACATCAACATCTGTTGTTAGAATCCTCAAGCATCCAGATACGGCACAGTTGATGGATATTCAGGAGCGCACTAGAACTGAAGGTGGATCATCTACTAATATTGCTTCAATCATTATTGACAAAGGTTATATCTGTCAAACTAAGTTTGACTATAGAAACTGGATTAGATTCTATGATACTGTCAATGATACAAGTGAGCAATTCTATGTGAATGGTGGTCTATCAGGTAAGTATCATCAACCTATTATGAATGAGTCCATCTTGGATGGTAACTTATCACATAGAAACGGTTCTCTTACTCTGAATGACGACTTCACCATGCTCGGTGGTGACATCAGAATGATTGACTCTGTTAATAAGACCACAATCTTGAGAGTCAAGAATGATGACGGTCACGCAGATCACTCTGGTTCTATCGAATTTGATGCTGGCATTATTGGTAGAGGTGATATTAAGATCTATCCTGTATCTTGTCCAGAAAACGTTGTTCAGGATGCTACTGGTTGTAATGTTTCATTCTCTGTCGATATCTTTGGTGATGCTGAGATTGGAAACTCCCTATATATTCGAACCAGTGCTGCTGAGATTCCTGCTAAATCACCAAGACTCAGAATTGATAATCTTGGTAATAATGGTGCTAACGAGTTTGTTATCAATCACGATGAATCAATTGATGCATTTGGAATCACTAACTACTATACCAAGTCTGGTGGTAGACATGGAAGATATGTTTCTAGTGGATCTGATGCTGATCAAAGAAATCTAAGATCAAATGTTGTATACTTTGTTAATGTAACTGATCAAGATGATCTGGTTCTAAACCTACCAACCGATGCTCAAACTGGAGACAGAATTGAGTTCGTTGAGGTTGGTGGAAACCTAGGATATGATACTTCACTTGTTATCAGAGCTGCTGCGAATGTAAGAGTTCAGGGTGATGCTACAGGAACTACTATTGGTCTTGGTGGTTCAACTCCATACAATGGAGGTGAGTTAGTTGTACAAACTCCAAACGCTGCTTTCACCCTAATCTACTTGGGTGGTACTGATTCACAAGGAACAATTGTTTCCTCTGGTGTAACAGGATGGTGGCTCAAGGAGGTCTAATAGATGGCAAATTACAATCGCATAAAAACACAAAGAATCTCCCCAGTTGGCACTATTATGCCCTGGGGAGGTGGATCTAGGAATGGTGAAAATCTAGATCAAGTTCCACCTGGGTGGTTAATTTGTAATCAAGCAAATGCACAATTAAATGCTGCTGATTATCCAATTTTGGCAAAAATTTTGGGTAATACATATGGTCCTTTTCCTGAAACAGCAGATCAAGAGATTGGAACTAATTTTGGTATTGTAAATGATTTTCCATATAATCCTCCAGCAGGTAGATTACATCATGATCCAAATAGACATGTAGATGTTTTTGGTTTACCAAATTTAAATCAGGTTGCTTTGATTGATATCGAAGCAAATAGATCTGGTGAATATGATGGTGGAAATGATAGTAGATTACACCCAGATGATCTTCTTGAATTAGGTTCAATTATTAGTAAAAATGGTAGTGAGGGTGATCTACCTGATATCCTGCAGTCTTCTGATGTTGACATTACATTTACATTAGAACCATCAGATAGTCTTGCTGGTAGAATTACTGGTATTACAATGGATGAACCAATCTATTTTGATACTGTATATGTTGTACCAAGAAAACTTGGTATTGATCATATGCCGCAGCATACTCATAGACCATCAACAACTGCAGAATTTGATCAGTTTTGGAGTGCTTCTCCAACAGGTGTTCCTCTTATGGAATTTCAACCTGGATTTGGTAACGAATCTGGTGATGGTTCGGGTACAACATCAGTTGCTGCTATTGGTAGACGTGGTGAAGATAGTCCCGCACATAGTTTTTTACCAGGAATACAAGAAGTTACATGGTATGATGCTAATGATGGAGGAATTTCTCTGCCATTAGGTGATCAACGAAGACTTATTAGTACCAGTCTTACTGGCGGTGGTCCTGGGTTAACACTAGTTCCACAAGTTCCTAGTAGCGATAGAAATATCCCACAGTTGGGTGCTATTACTAATGCTTACACGGACGATAATCGTGCTGTAGAGGCAATTCAAACTGAGGCACATGTTGGTGCTTTCCCTCCTGCTGGTAGATATGAAGGTAGAAGAAATTTCCACGCTTCTGTTGATATTCCAACAGTTTATAGGGGCGTTAATATGCCCGAAGCAAATATTCTAGATCCTGTTTATGATCCAGCATCTGAACCTCAACCGATAAATACTGCTGTAAGTAACACATATACAACTACGGTAAACCATGGTGGAGAAGAATGGGCATCTGATTCTTTAAATTCTCATACTCATGATGCTATGGAATTGACTATGAATAGAGGAAGTCTTTCTATTCCAAACACAATTTTGGTTAATAATATTTCCACTAGCACAACCGCACCTTTATCAGTTGATTCGGCATTGTCAATTACAATGGACATCAACACACCATCATTAACTATGATTTACATCATCAGAGCGTACTAAGATGGCAGTTTTCTATAATAAAGAAAAAGCAAGACACGGTTCTCTAGTGGGGACTATTATATCTTTTCCTGTTGAATTTCAGGGAGACGATCCAAAGCAAGCGTCGAATTTAGCATTGTTACCTGCGGGTTATCTTAGGTGTGATGGTTCTGTATTGTTTGCTGATCAATATCCAGTTCTTGCTGAAGTTTTAGGTACTGGTGATGAGTGTAGGTTCAAAAAACCAGATCAAGCACTTGCTCTCAACCAGTTTCAGTTACCAGATTTAAGAAACAAACACATTAGATCTACATCATCTGCTAACATTGGTCAATATAATGATCTAACAGTCGTTGATGGAAATGGTAACACAGTTATTAAATCTGGTGTTGGTTTAGATGTTCTTCAAAACATTAGTAGTCCATATGAATTGACATATACTGGCGAGTTTTACATCCCCCCACAAACACTTGATTTAAGAGGAGAACCATCATTCTCTATTGATACTGGAAACTATACATTTGAGCAAGATGTTGCTCAAAATGCTTTCCAACCACATATGCACAGAACAAATACTCTTCGTGCTAGACAGAAAAATAGAAATGGAAACTTTTTTGCTTCTAGACAGATTAACTCAGTTAGATCATATTCTTCTCTAAACGTGTGTCAATGGTGGGAGAATACTAAACAAGAACTTTGTTATTGGCAGATGACAACTGCTGTTGTTAAACCGCCCCCAGGAAGAAGACCTTTTGAAACATCATACTATGATCAGTATGGTGCTTGCTGGTATGCTTGTTCTGGATTTACTACGCAAGGATACTGCTTATGGCCAGATGATGGCGCTTGTCCTGAGGTTGATAATAAAGATTGGGGAGGCGGCAATGGTTTTGTTTTACAAAATAATGGATGTAATGATCCATCTGGAGAAGATGATTCAGTCACCTTCGGTAATATTGCATATGACCCAACATATACTGTAAGATGTGTATGTACATACCCTATTTTTGGTCTATGTCCTGGTGGTACAAATGGTCCTGGCGATGCAGATGTTATTGACAGTGGTGATTTAACAAACTATGCTACTGATGGCGTTATCAACTTGCCATGGACATCTGTTGATGATACTTATTATCAAACTGGGTCTGGAGCAGTTACGAACATAACTACACTCTCTGGTTCTACTGGTAATGAAGGGACACATAGACACCGTTTATTATTCGAAGCAGATACCCCCCATACGTATCAATTAAAAACTAGACCAACTGGTGCCAGAGCAGATTCTGGTCTAGTCTCTCAAATTACAATCGACATTAACAACTCCAAAAAGGCGGATAAATACATACAGCCTTATGTTGTTACCGAGTATCTAATTAAAGTCTGATGCCAGTTTCTTATCGTTCGACCACACCAAATTTTTACTCTGACATGGGCGGATCTTATGTCAGTATGGGTGCGATTCTTCCTGTTTTAGTTGATAACGATACTGATTCTACCAATTCTCGTCCAACACAATCTCCTGAGTATTCGCACAAAGGATATCTTTATTGCGATGGGAAGAAATATTCAATCAAAGACTATCCATTACTATTCGAAGTTATCGGTAATGATTATCTAAAAAATGATGAACTTACATCAGCAAATTCAATTGTAACTGATTCTTCCGATCCAGCAATTCCTGGTTCAGTATTCAGAACATTTCTTAATGGTGGCAATTTTTATGCTGAAATATATGCAAAACCATATACTGATAGTCAGGGAAATACACAATATGATAGAATGATTCCAAATGGAGCAACTATTAGTTGGGTATCTCTTGGTGACTATCCAACTGGTGGAGGTTCTATTGAGGAAGGTGAGTCATATGAAATGGTTTATTCTCCTTCTGATCAATCATTAGCAAGTAGAACTGATACTTTTGTCTATAGAATTTTAATTAATTATGATCCAGATGATACTGGCACTGGAACTCCAGGAGCAACGGTTACTTGGGTTCCATCGTCTATTTCAACTGTAATTACTTCTGATCCTTACCCTATTATTCCAGTAGCATATTATGGTACGGTTCCTGAAATTGACTCTGGAACATTTGATCCTTTAACAGGTCAAGGATATCCTACTGGTTACGATTCATATGCTGGTGCTGAGAATGATAGACCAGCATTGAATTGGGGATCTCTTAATGGTCTTCCTGCAGGTGTTTCTGTTGATACATATGAAATTTATATCGAAGATCTATCAACAGATGACTTTAAAATTTGGCAAGTCCAGAATATTCCTGGGACAAAAACAACTTTATCAGTAAACGAGGTTCTTCCAACACAAGCAACTGTAACACAAAACTCAGTAGAACAATCTTCTATTGGTAGTAGTCCTGATTGGGTTAATGATGGTTACTCTGGTCCGCAACCACCATCCACTGAAAGACATCATTACAGAATTCATTTTGTTGCTAACTTGAGCAACACTCAAACTTTAGTATCTCACCTTGATTTTATTGCTGGTAATGGCAATGGTGCTGTTGTACCTGATTTTGGTAGAGATCCTGTATATACAGATAATTTTGTTATTACTGGTGATTCTTCTGGAATTAGTGATACTGATTTAAATGTTACTATTTCTAGTCTAGCAAATCAACCAGAGTTTAGAATCAGAAAGTCTTATGTAAGAACGGACTATCCTTTTATCATTGGTGAGTTTAGAGTTCCTGATTATAGAGATAGAAAACTAATTGGATATGGTGAGGGTGTAGAAGGATCTGGAACACCATTGGTGGAGGATAGAATCACCATGAATCTTGGTGATACTGGTGGTAGATGGTATGTTTCTACTGATGTTTTAGAAGATCCACTAGAATTTTATGAAATTAGTGATGTCCTTACCTCAGGATACACTGATGTAAACACTCAGGTTGAAGCATTCTTAACAGGTGAAAAGAAATACACAGTTGGACCAATTGAGGACTACATTTACTCAAGACCACCTGAGCACAATCACTATGTTCTACACAGCGATGTAAATGATTTTGCTGAAGCAACTGTTGGTGGTGTTGATGTTTTTACAACTTCTTATGCAAGAGTAAAGGGTTCTATTTTAAACTTTGTTCCTGGTGGTACTGCTGGAGATGGACAAGCATTAGGTCACTCTCATGGTTTGATTGGCAGAAGACTTTCTAGTGGTAGAATTTCTACTTATGGTAACGTTTCTGGAATTGGTGAGAGAGTACAGACTAATGCTAGAGAAGATACTTTTGTCAATATTGAGACAGCAACTTTATCTCTATCAGGCACAGCGTTAGTTAATTATGGTACAGGTGTTACTGAAGTTGGTGGATTTGCTCCTCCTGGATCTAACAGTCAATACTTAGGGTTTGGAACTAGAGGAACTTCTCCTTTTAGTTCATTGCAAACAGATCGTCGTGCTACCATCACGATGGATACAACAGGATATGCTACATTTTTTGTTCTTGCTATTGCTGGTAACGATAACAATGGTGGTGAAAGACCTAATGATGCTGGCGACTCTATCTATATTTCATTTAATGGAGGACCTGAACAAGTTCTCTTGCCTAGTAGAGAAGTATTTAATAATGAAAATGGATATACGGGTAGTGGAATTTATGATGATACTTACACATATTGGAAGAACCAAGAAATTACAATTCCTGAGTCTGCTAGAGGACCAAACTGTCAGATTCTATTAAGACAGACAGCAAATCCACCACTGGAATATAAACCAACTGTTACTGATGCTGACCATCCAAATGGTAACGATACATTTGGTATTGCTGCTGTTGGATTGCGTGATGGTCTTGGCGATGGAACTTGGGATGGATGTTATAACTATAGAATTACTGAACCACCTGCGTTTTCTATTAACACTGCATCTGCTAATGGTGTAACAATGAATATTGTTACAGTGTCTAATCATGATTTTGCTATAGGCGATTCAATCAAGGTATCTGGAACAGGAACAAGTTTAGACGGATTTTATACTGTAAATGAAGCTGGTTTTTCTACCAATAATGTGCAGGTAGACACCAATAAGAGTGGTAGTACAACTTCTGGTACAGTTGCTAAAGCAGCAGGATATTTTCAAACTATTACCTCTACGCCAACTCCAAAAGTATGGGTAGTTGATGATACTACTGTCATTGGTGGAAAAGAACTAATTGCTACCGATCCTGGATTTGGTACTATACTTTGGAGTGAGGAATTTCCTACTGCTGGAAGTGGAACTATTCCTTCTAGTCAAAGTCCAGCAAATACTGATGCTTATACTGGCACACTGATTGCTGGTGGTGGTGGAGGTGGTGGTTCTTCAGGTGCTGGTGGTACTGGTGGTTCTTCTACTCTATCATTTACAGTTCCAGAATACGGATCTGTGCAAATTGAAGCAAACCCAGGAACTGGCGGTGGTTCTGGTAGTTCGGGTGGTGCTGCTGGTGGTGGAGGAACATTTACAATACCATCAAATTTACTATCTGACGATAGATTTGACTTTACTACTACAACTGGTGCCGATGGCACAAGTGATGGAACCAAGAGTGAATCTGCCGCTGCTGGTGGTGGACCACCTGGCGGATATGGATCTGGTGGTGCTGGTGGATATGACACTAGTACAGCCACAGATTCTACTGCTGAGCAAGAATTTACTTCTGATGGTAGTTTTAATTCGTCATCTGTCTCTGGACTCCCAGGCGGGGCAAATATTACTAGCGTAACCATTGATATTTCTGGTGGTAAAGGTGGTGATGGTGGCGGATCAAATGGTACTGGCGGTTGTTCTACTGGTGGTGGTACAGGATCTAATGGTAGAAGACTATACGGTACATTTGCTGGTTCGGCTAATTTTACTTTCCAAATTGGTAACGCAGGACAAAAAGGTGCTGACGTTCACAGTGGATCAACAGCAGAAAGTACTACTCCTGGTGCTACTGGTGCTGCTAACGGTGGTCAAGGTGGTCGTGGTGCTTGGGGTCATGGTTCATCTGGTGGCGGTGGTGGCGGTGCTACCGCTGTTTCTACTGGTCCTGGTTACATTATGGGCGCTGGTGGCGGCGGAGGCGGCGGTGGCGCTGGTGGTGGTAACAATGGTGGATCTACTACCGACCCATGTTGGACTGGTGGATCTGGATTAGGACCATCGCAAGGAACATATTATGCTACCTCTATTGGTGGTGGAACAGGAGCAGATGGTGGAACTGCTGGTTGTACCTCTGGTGGAGGTGGAGGAGGCGGAGGTGGTTTCGGTCCCTCTGCTGGTGGATCAGGTGGATCTGGCGGCGTTGCTGGTGCTGGTCACGTTAACACTGGTTCTGGATCTGGCGGTGGTGCTGGTAGATCAGCATATAACTCAACTTACATGTCAAGCGTTTCTGAATCTAGTGGTTCTAGTGGCGGTGGTTATGCTAAATTTACTGTCAACTATGAGTATGAAGTTATTAATGAAACAGGTGGCGGTGGTGGTCAAGGTGCTAGACTAGACTTCTCTTATAGAAAATCTAGTGGTGGATCTAGTATCCAAACTGCTTTTGCTTATAGTGTAGGTAGTGGTGGTAGTGCTGGATCTGGTGGTGGAACTGCTGGCAGCACTGGTTATCTTTTAATTGAAGCATATGGTAGAGAAGGCGGTGGAGATACTGTTATTGGTATTTCAGAACCTGCTGGTAGAGTGTATCAGGTTCCTGATTGGCCTGACTCTAGAACATATGAGAGTCCTTCTACTATTGGAGCAGATGTTTGGCATAGTGCCAGTGCAGCAGTAGATGTTCAAGGACACTTGGGTGATAATTTCCCCGCTTCTTCTTCGCAGTCTCCAGACTTAACTGGTGGTGCTAGTACGAAATACATTAGATTTACAGGTGATGGTAGTAGATTCCTTCAAATTGGACCATTGAATACTTTGAATGCTGACAAGATTGTATTTACTGTAATTAAGGGTAATGGATCTAATGGCGGTGAATCTCCAGAAGAAGAACTTCAACTATGGTGGAAACCCACCGAAGATTCTACTAGTGAAACTAGACTATCTAATATTGTCAATGTAACTGAATCATCATCAATTTATCAAAATTATGAATTAGACATTGATCCCACTGATGATGTTAGGAGATCTACTGTTTATTTGATTGTTAGACAAAATAGACCTGCTGGCAGTGGCGATAATGATCCTACTGAAGGTACAACCAATGATAATTATGGTTTGACACAGTTTGGTTTAGTCTATGGTGAAGTTACTGAGGATGTGTTCATTCCTTCCCTAACAGCATCATTGCCTGGTAACGAAGGAGATTGTGGTCCAGACGAGGGAATTAATGTAATTAAAAGAACTGTTACTGCTGGTGATTCTAATATTAGATTCACAGATGGTACATTAACTCTGTCAAGTTCCACTCCTATTTCTGTCTCAGGTTCTGCAAGAGTACAAGAGACAATCACACTTGCTACTAGATATCATCGTAGTAAATATCTAATAAAAGCATACTAAAATAAATAGATCATCAGGTAATACCGTTTCTCATGTCAACGACTGCTATTGCTACATTAGTATTGAATCCGTTTGAAAGAACGATCCAATATAAAAATGTAAAGAAAGAAATTAATGATGATTATTGGGAGACTAATATCGCCCCAATTCTCACACCTCTTTGGGATAGTCCTAAAGATAGATTGGAACTATTTTTGTATAGAGAGAATGGATCTCATCTAATTCAAAGAAGTAAGTATAAGAGAAATCACCAAACTGGTGAATATAAGTGGGTATCTTATGAATTTGACCCCACAGCAGTCTATGAAAGTGATGTAACTGAACTACGTGATGCTATACAAGAAAAATTCTTTGATTACAAAGATGTATCAGAGAAAGAATATGAAGAAGCAGTTCAAAGAAGATTTGCTAGAGACTCCAGTCTTTCTTGGGCAAAAGTAAAATTAGTAAGAAATTTCTTACTACAAGATAGTGACTGGACACAACTACCTGATAATTCACTAGAAGACAGTGTAAAAGCATTATGGACTCAATATAGAGCATATCTTAGAGATTTCTTGTCCTTACAAGAACCTGCTACTCCATATGATGTAATCTTCCCAATCACACCTAAAGAATATCTAACCAGACAGACATTAGACATTCCTGCTGCTCTTACAGAAGCAATTGGTGATCAGGGAACAGAGGCAGACTATCTCACCAGTGAATATCATTTTTGGAAACTATCTTCCAATTCATTGACAGCAATGCAACAAAGAATTTCTACATACATTGCTCTACAAACAATGGTTGAAACTACAGGAAGATATGGTAGAATTGACATTAAGAGATTCGAAACCACATTGGGTTACTCTGATACACAGAGAGAACAAGTTAATGAATCTCGTGGTGAAGAGGGAGCACAAGAATATCTTGATGAACTAATTAGAAGAATCGAAGCAGGAGAGATCTGATGTTATTATCAATGAATGCAATGAGACTATACGAAATGGTCTCATATTATGCCAAAACAACTGATAAGTTTGTGCTTTGTATTGACAATACAAAATGGTTTCATCTATCAGATGCTGTAAAAGCAACTGTTCGTACATACTATGACGATCTAATTCCTGAAGATGAGATTGGTGAAGTATTTGGTTATCCATATACTTTCTACGAGTTTCCATCACAAGCAACTGCTGTTGATGTTGCAAATGATTGGTTTCCATTCTTAGCAAACTTACCAGATGCTGATCATTTCATTGAAGTACAAGTGATCGCTCCATCTGGTGCTATTCCATACACAAATTACGTCACTCCACGCCCTGAATAATATTATTTGATCTTATTATGAACTTTACTGCTAAAAAGATCCTTGGACCAATTGTTTATGAGTCCACTGAATCTCATAAGTTTCTATCACAAGAAATTAATTTTCTTAGATCTAAGATGAAAGCATATGACTCCTCATGGGGTCCTATGGCAACTAAAGATAACAGAATCCTAGAATATGAAGAAACTGAGAATCTCAAAAAATTTATAATGGATCATTTGAACAATTATGTTCATACGGTGCTGCAAATCACAGATGATGTTGAGTTTTACATTACAGAATCATGGGTAAACTGTCTAGAACCACAGAGGCAGCACCCAATTCACACTCATGGAAATAGTATTATTTCTGGTGTGTTATTCATCTTACCAGAGGAGTCTAAAGGTGCTTCTCCATTGGTATTTGGTACAGATTATCATGAAACATTTCGTGGATTTGAGTTTCCATATAAACAAATGGATTATCCGTATGTCTTGCATGAGCAAGGTAAGGTTGTAATCTTCCCATCTAGCGCAGCACATGCTGTTCCTGAGAATAGAGATGGTCAAGAGAGGTGGTCTCTATCCTTTAACACTTTCTTCAGAGGTAAACTGGGCGTCTCTGGCATCAACTGTGCTGATGCTGTGGGTAACCGCTTGACACTCTCCTGATTTTCTGCTATGGTAGCAAGGCGTCAGTATATGACCCAGAATATCAAAGACAACGCAAACAATGGAGATCTAATGAAAGTACCCACGCAACCCGAGTTGACGCACTTGCAGCTACAAGCAATGTTACGCGATCACGATATTCCCCCAAGCGAACTAATGTATTGCGGTGAGCGTGAATATACTACTGAATATGTTGCTCACCCTGAGTATCATGGGATGATCATGCCATTCTATTTGGTTGCTGGTGAACATGAGGTGCCTGTCTGTGACATTGCATCGGTTGACCGAGTGGACGATCAATAAGTGTCACACGGGGGTCTCGCACCCCCTTTTTCATGCCCTATAATTGTTCCAACGACGCAAGAGACCATTTGACCCTGACCCTTCGCCCCCACCAGCAGCGTATGCTCGATGCCCTGCAAGGTGCTGATCGTGGTCGCCTGACCTGCCCTACGGGCGGCGGCAAGACCCTCGTGATGATCCTTGACACCCTGCGCCGTCTTCAGCAGGCAGACCGCCCTCAGACGATCGTGGTGGTCTCTCCTCGCATCCTGCTGTCTGTCCAACTGTATGAAGAGTTCTTTGCTGAACTGAATGGCAAGG